GAAGGCGTCAGCGAGAACATTCGTCGCGAGAAGGCGGCGGGTAAATCTCAGAAGCAAGCTGTATCGATAGCAATGTCTGTTAAGCGAGAGGCCGAGAAGAAATCAAGGAAGAAGAAGCGGTAGTAATCACCGCTTCTTTTCTGCCATCATTTCGCGCTGTTTAGCATCTCTCCAGCGTTGAAGCATGGCGTTTTCTTCAGCCTTATTCTCAACGCGCTTGCCAGATAGAACCTCTTTGCGATAAGCTAAACGCTCTTGCTCAACTTCGCTGGATTTCTCAAACCTTTGAACCGCTGCACCGCCTGTCGTGCTTGGTACCGCATCCTTGGCCGGCATCATTAATCGCAATGAATTAAGCGCTTTAAAGTCATCAACCGATTGAACCATGTTGCGCAGTGTCTGCTTGGTAAAAGACTGATTTAACCAGTCGTTTACAGACTTCACCGTCATTGCATCGTTCTCAGTTAATTCCTTGACGGTCTTGGCTTCCAGGTCTTTAGCCGCAGCATCGAGTGCTTCGTTATAAGCCTTGGTTAAATCGGTGAGGCCTTTCTGTGATAAGCCCATCTCTTGAAGCTTGGGGGCCATGGCTCCAATCAGCGGGTCATCTTTGGCAAGCCCTGCATCTTCAAAGTTATAGCCATCTTTCGGCGCACCCCAGCTGCTTCCCATCTTCTTTTGCAAGTGATAGTAAGCTTCGGCTTGTGCGTCAACAGATTTGTATTTGTCTTTTAGAAACCAGTCCGGTTGCTCAGGTTGCTCAGGCTCGCTGGTCGCTGGCTGCTCAGGCTCATCGCTGAACAGTGTTTGAGATTCTTCTGTAGCTGAACCCCCCGAAGAACTTCCTTGCTCCTCGGGGATGGCTGCAACTTCAGTATCCGACACGCTCTCACCCGTGTCAACTCCTGACTCTTCGCTCATGAATTATCCTTTGGCTTAGCCTTAACAACGTTCACGCCGTGCCTAAAGGCGCGTATCAAATCATTGCGGCCTTCATTAAAAAAGCCCCAATGTTCCGCTTGTTCTTTTCCAGGAATAATCACGGGCGCATAAAAGAACTGTCGCTCTAAAGCCTCCAAAAACTCTTTGCCCTTTGGATTAGCTTCAAACAATTCATAGCAATATTGGTGAAATTCTGTTGGTTCCGGTGCTTTCGATGTCATTGCTGGACTCCCTCCTCTACCGCTTCGGCAATTCCCTGTGCCGTCTCTTGCATCTCTTCTGCGCTCTTGATGTTTTGTAAATCAATGCCCTCGTTCTGCGCCAAAGCCTGGGCCGTTTCAATGGTCTTGAGTGTAGCGGACGCGATCTCAGGCCCAACCATCGACGCATACGAGTTGTACCATGACAACATATTTTGCGTGTTGAGTCTACCCCGGGAAATCATCAGCGGTGTTTTATATCTCAAACCAATAACTTCGCCGTCAAGACTGAGCAACTTGTCTTTAAAAGTGCTGTCTAAATCACCGAAAGTCTCGGGCAGAACTTTGTTAATTAAAAACATGATGCGCTTAACAAGCGGGTCAAAGAACTCTCGCTGCAATCGTGGAGCCATCGCTGCAAAGCTTTCGTTAGATTCTTGAAAGCGAATGTTAGCCTCAGTTGCTGTCATGTCCGGCGACGTGATAGGGCCAAGCGGTGCGGTGTACAAGATGTCATTGATTTGCTGGCGCATATCTGCCACCAACAATTGGCCGAATTGAATATTCCCGGCTTGGGGAAATGCTGAAATTGGCCAATTACCCATAATCATTTGAACCGGAATAATTGAACCCGGCTTTGCTTGAAACGTGTCTTGATTGTATGCGCTGTCGCTCGCTGCCATATACATGGGGTTAGCTTGGAAAGCCGCGGCTGTTAACTCATCACCGATAGCCTCGTTAGTTGTTGCAGCGGTTGGCACAGCTTCAAGCGATGGGCCTCTTCCCCTGGATTCTCCAGCAAGTTTGCGGAATCTAAAGATAACCCAAGGCCACGATGCACTTTCAATTTCATAAAGTATTTCACCCTTGCTTGTCATCACAACATACTTGTAGCGAGATTTTGGCGATGCGTCGTAGTCAACGTAGCTGCACTCATAGATGTCACACTTCTCGCAACTCTCTTTATTTTCCGGCTTCTTTGCCCCCGGCCAGACCTGCTGAATTTGCTCAACTTTCATCTGCATCCAGTCGCGAAACACAGCACTAAAGCCATCCTTTGCATCAGCTTCAATCATAACTTGTGACACCGGAGCTGTTTCAAACTGCAGCGGATTAGACCGGTCGCCCTCGTTTACCGCGAGAAAACCAGTAGATATTGATGCATCACTGATTGCCTCTTCAACCGCAACATAGAAATTAGAGGACTCAATTATTTTGAAAAAGCGGTTGGTTATCTTTTGAGTCTCGCGTAACGCTGCTTGATACAGCTCGCTTGACTCATCGCCAAACATATCGCCGGGCACAAACTCTACCCAATGCTGGCCTTGCGGAACCATGCCAACCATCATCTTATTAACAAATCTTCTATGCGCAACGGGCAATGTTAAATCATAAACGTCACCATCTCGCTGCTGGCCGGGTGCAACAGCACCGGCTCTCCCGTGATTAACCCACGGGTTGTAATTCGGAATGATATAATGATAAGCGTTTTCCAAAAGAGAGCGCCACATATCCATGTCTGACTTAGCATCATTGCGCCGCTTGAGCAATTGCTTAACGTCAACCTTCCTGGATTTCTCAATGTTTTTGCTTGCCTTTGTTAAGACATCACTCATAGACCTGTGCCTCCCTGGCCACCCAATTGATTTGCTGCGAGTTCAAAGAAGCCGCCTCCGCGCGAGCGCAATGCTCTTTGTAAGATTGTGTTGCTTCGCGCCCCCTCTTGAGATGCTCTATCCCTAAGCATTTGCGTTGTGCGTCTCAGTTCTTGTGCTTGAATTTCTGCTCGCTCTGCTGCGGCTCTTGCTTCTCTGCGTGCTTGACGTCCTGTATCCATAGCTGTGTAATCTCCATACCTTGATGCGTATCTGAAATTAACTTGATGTAAAGTTGCCACGGTGTCCAGACGAATGGCCACGACACTCCGAGCATGTACTTAACTAAGCTAACACATGAAAGTATAGACGGCCTCAGGATTGTTGGTTCATTGTGCGGCGTGAGCATTATCTTTAGTATTGTGTCACCGGGTTTGTTGATGAGATATTGATTCATTAAGTCTGCTTCCCAGCGCACCGGGAGTATGTCTATCATGAGATCGAAGCGGTTGGGGTCGATGCAAGTCCAGCCCAGTGGTTGTTTTTCTATTGCAAAGACATGTTTGAAGCCTGGTGTAAACCATGCGCTTCCAGTGAACTCTGCGCTGTCCTGAAAGATTAAATAGATTTCTCGTTTAAAGTCCGGGGCTTCAAATCGACTGTGATGATTGTGAGCGTTTCGCATGACACATCCGCTGTTTCTGTAATAATATAATCATCGTCCTTGATGATTAACTTGGTTCCTTGCGCGGGACGAACTCTACTGTAAAGCTCGTCCACTCTTTTAGCTAGTTTTTTCAGCGAATTTGATTGCATCTAAATCCAATTCCTTGAGGCACTTCCTGCACCTCATCTTCACTGCTTGCTTAATACCGCCTGCAACGCGCCATTCTGTAATAACATATTCATGATCACACTGCTCTGGTTTCTTTTTTGATTCTGCCATTGAGTTCTTCCATCATCCTTTGCCCTTGCGTTGATTCTACTGTCGTTTCGAGTTCTGCGTCAATGTAATCGTCGACAGTGTGTACCCCTGCCTCCATATACTCTTCAGCTGACGCAGCGTTACGCGCAGTCGAACCCAAAGGCAGGTACTTAACCATTCTTTTCAACACTGTCTTACGAGCCATGGCTTGCCAGTCGGTTACCCAGGGTCCTTTCTTAGTTCCCCTGATTTTTTCAATGCTTTCTGTGGACATGCGTTCGATCTCTTTGTTACCGTTCGGCAACACGATGATTGCGTACGCGCCGATGGCCGGCTTGTGCGTGAAAAACCCTGCTTCATGCTTGACTTTTCGTTCGCTACCCAAATCTATATAGAATGTCTCGCCCTCGTGCACGACTTGTGAACACACAGAGGTGTCCGGGAACTCACGATAAATGAGTTCCAGGTATCCTAGATAGCCGACACAGGGTGTTGCCTCACCTTTGAACGGAAGCAGATAGAATTTCTTTTCATCCGGGTCGGGCGACAGGCCTAACTTCGCTGCAAAAATCAGAGACTTTGCTATTGACTCTGGCTTGCAGCTCATAAGACTTTGCTTGCCAGACCGATCTTTTTTAATCATTGACACGCAGCCGGCAAAGAATTGCTCTCTACTCAACGGGCAATCTTTTGGATACACATAATCAATGCGGCCGCGGACACGTTGCAAATAGTCTGAAATATCTTGATACTTGTTAACAATCGCGTTAGACATACTCACTCCAATCAATCTTACGGGGGGTGAACTTGATATACTCTGAGGTTTTCAAATACTTTTTGTGTTCACCGGGGTTATCTTCTTTGAATTTCTTTGCATCAAAACGCTCTGTCTTTACACGAGACACTGATGCCAAGGTACGTTCATTGCCATCCGTCACGCTGCTGGCTGTACCAAAACCCAAGATTAAATCTGCTTTGATTGAGTCTGCTTCTTGTTTCAATTCCCTGATTTTTTCTTCGAGTTCGTTGAGTCGCATGAGCTTTTGAACCTCGTCTTCAGCGGCTTCTCGACTGACTTCTCGTTCCAGCCGGGATTCGAGCTGTAAGATATCTGATACCTGTAGTGGCTCGGGAGCCACGTCTGCCAAGACGTTTTCTCTCCAGAATTTTTCTTCAAGCTGCATGAGTGCATCGATGAAGCCCTGGTCTCTCTCAACGATATAGATTCTGAAGTCGCTCCCGCGGATGAGCACCACAACATATGCTCGATTAGCGTCGGTGACAGCGAGGTAATGTTGGACCTGGCAGTAGTATGTTGGCGGGATTTCGTTTGTTCCTTCTCCCCAACCTTTGTCGCTTGCTGTGGTTTTAACTTCGACAATTGCGTTTTCGCTGACCACGCGTCCGTCAATATTCGCAGCAGCGTGCGGGTATTTTTCACATCGAATAAGTCCCTCATCTCTTTTAACCTCACAATCCATTTCATCTTCAAACCACTTTATCAACGCCTCTTCTAATTTGTTTCCAGCTTTAACTGCGGGCTTGTCAGATATATCCGGCGGTGTCCATCGTCCAGTTTTCTCAGCCCAGAGCTCCACTGGCGTCTTGTAGTTGCTGTATCCGGCAACAACACCCGCGTCACTTCCGCAGACATAGTCGAGCCTCTCGCTCAATTGTTCTTGTGTTAACACGCTAGTACTCCTCATCAAATTGTGGTTGCATATTATCACGCAATATTGCATAATGCAAGCACAATTGAAACGGAGAGAGAAAATGGCATCACAAAATGAAGTTCTTTATTTAAGGGTTCCGTCCAAAGTTAAAAAAGATTTTGAAAAAAAATGCTTAAAGCTTGGGTGCTCGCAAGCGTTTATTGTGAGGCGCATGATAGAGGAATGGCTGGCGGGTGACTTGCATAAGTCCGGGGGGTGTGATACTTTCGTGCTCAATAAATAAAGTTTACTTATTAACTAGGAAAGATTATGTCAAGAAAAGAAGTTGAACTCACCAAATATGGTCGCCCAAAACTTGAGCGCGGTCATTTCTTTTTAAGCCAAGATGAAAAGATTAGGCTTATAGAGCTAGCCGAACAAGAAAACATGTCACTCTCAATGCTAACGCGCTTAGCTGTGCGCAACGCATTGCGCGAAGGTGCTGTATGATCTCGGCGTTACAACAGATACTGCTTGAGCTTGAAGCTCTCAAGAAACAAAGCGATGCGCATGCACGGATAATTAGGCAGTTGGTTCAGCAGCTGCCAAGGCAGGAAGCAGCTTGAAAAAAAGCAGTTGATCGCAGACAATAAAAAACCCCAACAGACGGTCTGATGGGGTTCACAACATAACAAGAGGAAATATACTATGTCTAAGCACTTAGTTCAAGCATTCGCGGGTGGCTGGTTATATTATCGTAAATAGTCGTGTAACTGATATTGAAATAATTTTTGTCAACGTTAGAATAAGAAAACCCCGCACTACCACGTAACGGGGTTATCAACGAATCAAGAGGAATACTACCACATGCAAAACATCTGTCAATACCAACAAACATCTTTTGTTAGCCAATCAACCTTACTAAACGGAGCACAGCCCATGGAAGCGGCCACCTCGGTGCAAGCAGCACGCCCAACAATATATACAAAACCCGGCTCAAAGTGGCGTAAAGGTGATTCGGGCTATCTTCTGGATTGGGCTGACGCAATGTACGCCGAACTGGTTCCGAACCCAAAGCCGCCCGGACGCGGTGTTAAGCCAATGATTAGAATGATCAATGCAACTGAGCGGGCTGTACTTAGGGTGATGATATATCGCCGCAATAGGTTAACAGGCCGAGTTCTTTTGCCGCAGTCGCAAATATGTGCACTCTTAGTTAAACACTATAATATTGATATATCAGAACGCCAACTTAGAACTGTTATCAAATCATTAACTGACAAACTTCCCAAATATTTTACTCGCGGTGCGCAGCAAGTACAGAGCACTCAATACGGAGTAAAGAGCACAGTCATATACACGCTTGAGTTGGAGCGAATAAATGAGTCACTTGGATTGCACCCATTCCATGGAATGCAGGTAAACCGGGACTCTAGCTTTACTGCGACTGTAGCGGAACAAAGTTCCGGTAAACAATATGAATATATTATTAATAAAAATCATTCTATACATTCTAGAGAGACCGAAAGTAGAATGACTGAGAATGATTTTGAAAAACAGGGGGCAAATGTCGCAAGCACTGAGCCGCCTGTGGAACACAAACCCGAACCGCAAGACCAGGGGCAACGGCCGACCAGGGTGCAGTCAGCTGCGGGGCGTGGGGCATACGAAGATTTAGGCTTATGCGAGGTTGAAGGCTTCAGCAGTAAGCTAACTGAAGACCAGTCGAATCTTTGGGCCAAGATGGAACACCAGCGATGGGGGATCTATCCCGGGGTATTCGTGAAGATGCTCAAGACCCACGGAATCAACAAAGCGCTGGAGGCATATGCCAGGGTTCATGACTCAGCTGGTGTTCAAAATCCCGGGGCATACTGGAAAGCAATCATGGACGGCAGGATTAGACTGGATTCTGGGAAATCTGAGGCCCGTGATGAGACTTTAGCAGAAAACGAGGCCAGTGATTGCGGTCGGGTTGAGAAAGCGCCCCCAGAGCGCTCAGAATCTGTTCCAGGGGTGGAGGAAACCATGGCAATGCTTTACGGTGATCAATACGTAGCACCAGCCCCGAATGGTCATTTAAGCCCGATTTGCAGTCAGTCGCTTGAAAAATATGGGGTGCCGCTGGGTCATGGGGGGATTGCGTACCTTGAGCGCAAGCCGGGTGCTACTCCGGAAGAGGCTTACAGAATATTCCAAAGCGATTAAATAAAAAACAGAGGTTAACGATGAAAACAAAGCAATTAGATTCAATATTTGGCGACGATATCAAGTCAGTAAAAGATTTAAAAGCGTTTTTGAAAAAGAAAAAAAAGTTTCAGCCACCGGCTGACAAGCTAGAAGTTATTCAGCGGTTTAAAGAAGAAACAGAGGATGCTCGGGAGGTTGGGCGCGTGCCCGGATATAGGGCAACGGAGGCGTTTTTGAAGCACGTTCCAGATCCGTTCAAAAGGTAACCATTGCTAATTGAGAAAACAAACCATACTTAAAGCGTATACGTGCGACGCACACTTAGACCCAAAGAGGAGGTGTAAGGTGACTTACTCAAAAGGCGCCACGCCGACGATAGAAGAAACGAACAGGATGTTGGAAAACATCCGCCACCCTGAAAACTTTGTGCCACCCCCGCCACAAACCAAGGTTGTTAGGACAAAAGAAACTATTGCAGCAGCCAAAGAGTGTTTTAATTTGTGCCGTCAGTTGCTTAACAAAGATATAAAAAAGTAAGCTGTTGATAGCTACAGACACATGGCAGCCTCTGGGGAGGGGTTGCCGCGTGCCTTTCAAATCTTTTTCTTTTTTTGTTTCATCTCGCTAAATAACATGTTACTCTTGCCCTGGATTGAGGGTTTTACCTAAATTTATTCTTGTTAAGATTTTTTGTTTTACTGGTGATCCCAGGGGAATTGCAGAGACCTTAATCTTCCTGTAAAACACACCGGTTTTGATTGTTAAGTTTGCTGATTTGTTCAGCTTTTTTAACGCCCGGAGATAGCGCTATTATTTACCCCGGAAAAATCTTGATATTTAATTCCCTAAATTTTTCTTAGGCGGTTTAGATTTTGCATAGTAAGGAGAAATGATGAGTAATAGAAATGAAGTGTTAGAAGCAACACATTACGGTTCATTAAAAATCGGCGCGGTTGAAATCCCATGTTTTGTTTTGGATGACGGGCGACGTGTTTTAAATCAATCTGGTATGTTTAAAGCGTTAGATGTATCAAGCGCGATATCCCTGGAAGGTTTTCTCGCTCGTCCGGTCATTAAAGATCATGTCACAAGCACGCTGGTTGCGCTCATTGAAAATCAAACCCGGTTTACGGTAAGAAATAGGCGGGGCGCTCAGGGCTGGGTTTATGATGCAGATCTTTTAATAGAAATTTGCACAATTATTTTGGACGCAGAAAGCTCAGTGGGCGATAGAGAGGGTCATCTCATAAGGACGCAGCTAAAAAAATACGCTGAAAGGGCTAGGTTTCTTTTAAGAATATTCGGCAAGACGGGGATAACTGCTTTAATAGATGAGGCAACAGGGTATGAAAGCGCAAGACATGAAGCGCTTCAAACTATTTTAAATCGTTTTGTAAAAAAAGAATTCTCAACATGGATAAAAAGATTTCCTGATGAATTCTTCAGGGAAATGTTCAGGCTGAATGGCTGGGAATGGCGGGACTCTCCGCAAAGGCCGATGCGAGCAAGCCAATACATAGTTGAAGTTGTGTATAATAGACTGGCACCGGGGCTGGTAAAAGAACTCAGAAAGAAAAACCCCAAAGATTCCAAGGGTAATAGAAAGCGTGCGCATCATCAGTGGCTTTCCGATCAGGTTGGTGGTCCCGAGCTTGCTTCGCACGTTCGCGCGGTCATTGGTTTGATGCGCTCTAGTAAAACGTGGGGTGGATTCATGCGGCTATTAAATAGAAGCTTCCCGGTTCAAGGAGATCAAATGGATCTTTTGCTTGAAGACGGGGAAGAGGAACTCGTTTAGTGCCACCGCAATCGGTTGACTAACAACGGCCGCCGGTTTTATCGTTGAGCTTCGAACAAGGAAATGGATGAAGTTCAAATGAATAAACATATATTACGAGGCTATTTGGGAAAAGACCCGGAAAGCAGAGACTTAGATTTTGGTAAAGTTGTAAACTGTTCTATCGCAACAAGCAAGCGATGGAAAGACAAAACCACTGGAGAACCCAGGGAAAAAACCGAATGGCACAACTTGGAATTCTATGGCGGCGTTGCAATTGCAGCAGAAAAGATTTTAAAAAAAGGCTCAAACGTTTTAGTCTGTGGCGAGTCCCAAACAAAAGAATACACTGACAAAGACGGTATCACTCGCAAGATTGTCAGCGTGAACGTCAAAGAAATGGAATTGATGGACAAGAAAGAAGCTGAAGACAGAGCACCCGTTATTGCGCAAGGACAGCCGCAACAACAGCAGCATCAACACTATCAACAGCAGGGATTCCAAGGCCCAGGGAACTATCGGCAGGCCCCGGTCGGCGCAAGCTTTGAAGATGAGGTTCCATTCTGATGTGTTATTTAAACAAACGAGAAACGATTGAGCGCATACTGTTTGATTATATCCACACTCAAAAAAGCTTGAACGAAATCTGCTTTAGCTATCGAGTTTCAACTGCAACAATCTATAAGTATTTAGATAAGTTTGCGGATGGTGCAAGGCGAATGTCGTTTAGACCTCCGCCCCAGTGGTGCGTTAGCTAGAACGCAGGACCCGGTCGGCAAGGGTATTCCCAACCGCCGGGTCGCTTGTTGCGCCATAGCGCGTATTTTCATCTATCGTGTGCGTCACTGCGCCGAACGTTCCTGTGTCTCTCTTTTCATTTCTTGTCTTCTTGCAGTACTCATACAAATGCGGGGGCGGTTCGTTTCTTGCAGCGTATTGAGCTTGAAGATGTCTTGTTAGTTCTGAGTTGCCAACTTCACGCGGCCTGATTGCACCCAACTCCGGGTCACGCTCATCAGCTGAAACTTCACTGTGGTTATCAATATGAAACTGCGGTGTGTTGGGGTGGTCGCGATGTCTTGGGGCGTTGCGAGCTGAAATAGGGAGACTTGGTGGTATTTGCTCGGAATCTGGCTGACTTGAATCTGATGGGGGTGGGCTTGGCACAAAGCGTTTGCACCACTTGTTGACTGCTATCTTTATCAGCTCGCCCCCGATTATCACTGCGACTGCACACTCCCCGCCGATTGCATAGTGCACATACTCTGGCTTAAAATGCGCAACCAGTGGGCCAACCGCGATAGCGCTGACTGTTGTTAGAGAAACTGCTGAATAGAATAATACTTTGGACTTGTTCATTGTCTACACTCTCAACGTAATTCTAATATTGAGAGTATAGATTGTGTCGACATATTAATCAGACGTGCCGATGTTTTTGAGTTTTTTCGACAAGTGATAGATGCGTTCATGTAGAGCTTTGATAGACTCTTGAGACATTTTGTTTTCAGTTTCAAGTTCTGATATTCGCTTTGAATGCGCACACAAATAGTATGCGCAAAACAAAAGCGGAACAAAAACTATTGAAAGTATTATCGCTTCAAGCAATTTTTAATCCTTTGGGCATCTTGATACATGCCAACCGCTGTGCCTGTTACACCACCTGCTAGTGCGCCCCCGAGCGTTCCAGCTGGGCCACCTTTTGCGCCAGCTATTGCGCCGGTGATTGCACCTATTCCCACTGAGCTTGGGATAGATGTGTTTTGTTTGATGTCTTGAGCGCACGCGCGTGCTTTATCTATTTGCGCTTGTTGTTGTTCTGGCATATCAATTCTCCAATCTTTTCTTGTTGCTCAGCAGCATACATATCTTGCGCCAGATTCGCAAGCACCAGCTATCCTTGACCGGCTCGCCTGCACCCCAAACAAGGGCGTGCTCATTCATTTCGTCGTCGCTTAACATATTTTTCCTCGTTTGTCCATGAAGATAAATTTCATTTTTTTGAAAAGTATCTTCATGTCATTCTCTCTTCAATGTGCTTGTTAATTTCATCGAGCGTTATATCGTTGATTAGCTTAGATAAAAACTCGTGACATTTGGCTAAAAACTTTAGCTCAATCTCTTTAAGCTTTTCAATTTGACTTTCGCATAAGTCGGTGTCGTTCTGCATCCTTTCAAGGTGCAGCTTTTCAAGAACCTCTCCGGCTATATCTTCTTCTTCACAAGTTAGCGCGTTGCCAACGCTCGAATAGTCTTCATTTTCATTCATGTAGTCATAAATAATTTTGATGACGTCGCTTTCATCATAGTAATTAGCGAAAGAGTAAACAGCATCTTCAATAGCACTTAATTCGTCAGCGCCGTACGCGCCACAATGCGATGACCACTTAACGTACTCGCCAAATTCAAGATAGTCTTTACTAAAGTACGCTCCGCTGTCGTCGATTGCATCAACTTTCAATTTGTCTAGCTCTTGTTGTGTTAATTTATTCATTGTTATCACCTGCGCTGCTCAGTGTTTTCTCAACTTCTTCTTCAGCTAAATTGTACAGTCTTTGCACAGCTAAATGTTGCGCTTCTCTCACAGCTTCGTAGCCTTCAAACTCATCTTGATCGTAGTCGTCGAGTACATCATTAGAGCTGAAAAAGATGTCTTCAATATAAAAGCGAATATCTCGCAATGCAGTTTGCGCTTGATAAGTAACTGAAGCTTTAAATAATTCTTCAATTGTCTTTACATCGCTAATCAATCGTTGTGTTTCTTTATTCATGTTCATATCTCGCTGTTCTCGTTAAGTGTGATTGCATTATGCAATACAAAAACGTCGCTGTCAACACTCTCACGAAACTTTTTTTTGGTGTATAATCACAGAATGGCAAATAAAACTGAGATTAGAAAAGAACTTTTTGAGAAAGCTAAGGCTTCTGCTGAAGCTGGCGAAGAAGTTGTCATACAAAAGAAAAAAACTAAGACAGCTTTCAAAAAAGGTGGAAGCCCCGGCCCCGGTAGGCCAAAGGGTTTGACTGGTATCTACAAAGCTCGTGAGATACTCAATGAAGAGATGCCACACCTTATTAAGCATGCGATCAATATGGCGTACGACGGCGATGCAGGCGTCATGCGAGAGTTAATCAAAATCGGCATTCCGAAACTCAACGCTGCTGTTAATATCAGCGTCGATGCGAAACATGTTGATCAACAAGTCGCAGCTTTGTTCGAAGATTTGAAGCACGGTGCTATCTCTGTGCACGAAGCACTTGAAGCAACAAAGACATTGAAGACTATCAATGAAATTAAAGAAGCACGCGAGACTCATCAAGAATTGCTTGAGAAAATCAGCAAGATTGAAGAAGCAGTCGAAGCAGAAAGTTAACGTCGCACTCTCTCGTAGTCTTTTTGAATGAGCATATCTTTATTAATAAGTGAATGCTGCCAACCAACAAGCCCGTATTGAAATGCTGCGCTTGGATGACTTGACCAATCGTGCACTTCATCTGCAACAAATGACTTACTATTCTCATCCCATTTTGATCGCGCAACTCTTAATGCTTCAATACCTAAGCTGCATCCTGCGAGCGAAAACTCACAATGCTTTAACATTAAACGTGCAACTTGAACCCGTTCAATAATTTTCATGCGCGGCACAACAATTATATTTCTCAATCCGTTCTGCATAAACTGAACTTTCCTGGTTTTCCCAGGGCCGTAGTCAATCTGCTCGATGTCGTGCGGCATGAAGTGTGCGCCGTATTTTCTAAAGTTATATCTCTTTTGAATGTCTTGCAGTAATGTAATATAAAAGTCTGTTGATTTGTAATTGTGATTCACGTTTAAAAAATAATGAAAGCGAATGTTGTGACCTTGACCCGTTGCCTGAAAAAACCAGATTGAATTGGTGTCTCTGCTTCCCAAGTCCCAGCTTGTATACACTTCAAGCTCTGGGTCAACATAGATGTCTTGCTTTAATCTTCCTGAGTTTTCCAGCGCATTCATCTCTTCAGAAAAGAACGTTCCCTTGATTGCGACTTCTTCATCACAATAATACTCTTGCTTTATCTTATCTTCATCCATTCCGCTGTCGCGTTCAGCTTGAATGTCTGCGTCATCAAATATCCTGGAACCATCAAGCTTTACTGTATCTTCTACCGTAAGCTTTCGACATGACCAGCTTTCATTTAATTTGTTTTGTTGAAATAAACGATAAGCATGTCCTTTACCAAATGCGGTGTACACGAACATCGCAATGCCTTTTGATAATAAAAGAATGGGTCGCAGATAATCCCAAACTTCCGGGCTTGTTCTTTGAAATTCAGATATAAAAATGCCTTTCAAGTTCGAACCGAGATGCGATGTGAGTATGCTATCAGCACCAGTTACATGAAGAATGCTGCCGTTCGTAAAATAGATTTTGCATGAATTATTCAGCACTTTTTTAACGAGGCACTTCGGAATCATGTCAAGCCATCTTTTGCCGTTCAAGTCTTTGCCTTCCCAGATGACCGACCTGGCTTGCTCTTTCTTGGGCAGCGTATAAATATAATTGCCGGGGTGAATGTTTGCATACAACACAGCGGTGAAAAACATACAGTAATCTTTGCCGCCGCGACGATGCCAACATTGCATAAAGAACCGCTTTTCTGATAGAAAAACATCGCGCATTAATTGCAACTGATGCAGGTAGGGAGTGAAGACTTCACTGAAAAAGTCAATAGTTTTGATTTCTTGGTTCATTGTTTAAGTACGCATAAAAATGTTCGAGTGCTTCAATCGTGCTGCGTGGCACACAAGTATAGAGACCGAGATTGTGATGATGACGCAAGAACGCTTCTTGTTCTTTTGTCAGCACCCCCCGCGGACTTTTGAATTCAAGCAGCATTGATGGATATATCTCGGTCGGATAGAGAATAATCAAATCAGATGCGCCTTTCAAAAGCCCTAGTTTTTTCAGATAAGCTAACATCGAAAAGCTTCGAGCGCCTTCATTTGGCACGCTTAACATTGACTTTGCAATGTCTGGGTGACCTTCTTTGATTAGCGCAACAAACTCTGATTGAATCTGCGCTTCTTTGCCGAAGACAAGTCTACTCGTTCTCGGCTTCTTCTTTCTTCCATTCACTAAAGTCAACATCAATTCCTTCTGATGCTAAGACTGCTTCAATCATTTGCTCGGCCGGGCTGTCAATCTTCTTTGATGTAAAGCTGATGACGACTCCCGAGATAATGCAAATTGCAATTAGAATGACTGCGCTGAAATCGAATAACTGTTTCATGTCTCTCTCCGAGATGTGTTTATTCGAGCGTAGTTCTCTTCACTGTTAATTGCCAGCTGGGGGAGTGAACTTGCGAGCTTCTTTGAGCGCATACAAGAACACTTCTTTTGAATCAACATGCGGATTACAGTTATAGATTGTCTTGTAATAGTGATACATATCAATGTTCTGATACTTGTCTGGCAATGGTTGCGGGGACATCCAATACTTGAGCCGGGCAAATATTGTCGATAGTTTCAGGTCGGTCACTAAGTGCAGTGACGAGCAGGGAATATCAACGTTGTCGATAGCTCGAAGTACTCGCGCCTTGATGTTCTCTCGCGTATCAAGATAACGTTTAACATCAAGATAAGTCGCCGGTTCTATTTGAAAGATGCCAAGCGCGGGGCCGTTGAGCTGTTTGAGATGCGTGAGGCGGGACTCTGTGTAAGCAGTCGCGTACATCAAGTACACAGCTTCAATGCTGAACATCTTCATGTCATTCAGCGTCGGCTTGAGAACGTAATCTATAAAGTGTTGAGGGTGAATCATATTGCAGTCCTTTGCTTGGTTGTTCTTGCTTAACCGAATTCGGTTAAATTTAACCGAATAAAATCTATTCGGTTGTTTTCTGCTGCGTGATTAAACTTAACGCCAGTCCAGGTTTTTCATCTGAATCCATTTCATTGTAATTAAATTGCTCTGCGCTCATCTCCGTAGCACTCCTTCCAGCTTAATTTTGCAACTTCTGTTACGCTCTTCAGCGGACTGCTCTGACTTGAGCCTGTTTATTTCTGACTGCAAAAACCACGGGTTTTGCTCTTCAATGCTGTTAAGTTCTTCTCGCAGTTGCGCACTAACCCTCCAGCCGCCACGCGCACCGGGAATAGAGTTGGGGTTTACCTCAAGCAAGCCCTCCTCTTTAAGCCGGCTTCTTTGCACTTTCAAGTTGTGCTTTGACAGCAACGGAAAGTGATACCTGATAACAGATGCGCCATCTTTGATGTAGTTTTTCTTTTCAACATGCATCCAGTAGAACAATACAATCGCCTTGTTCATGTCAGTTAATTCATGAAAAGACCGCAATCGCTTTTTCTGTTGTCCTGCTTCAATGTGTTGGGAAATTTCTTCTCTCACAATTTGCCTAATTATGCTTTCTAGTTCGCTCATTTGTCTCTCTCTTCAATAATTTCAACTCTCTTGTGATGTTCACTAACTCGCATCAAGCTCGGCTCAACAATAAAGTGAAACGCCGCTTTCACAAACAAAAACGTCAACAGAACTCCAAGTATCAATGCTAGAACTCTTTCCAACTTTTCTTGTCCTGTCTCCATTTCCGCCCTCTTTTCTAAGTCAGTGTTCCCAAGTTCAAATAATGGCTGTTATATGAACTTCATAGTTGGTTATCATTCATCTTCTAACCGCGCTATTTCAGTCAACAGACTTGGAACTTTCATCACAAAAAAAGTACACAAGATTGCATAAGTTGACTGTTCAACATCCAAGCCGCACACAATATCAAGCAGCAGATACAAGCCGACTGCTTCTAATAAAAATGTGGGTGGCGCGGGCAAAAGTTTCATTGTCGACTATACTTACATGGACAGCCGGACCCACTCAACTAACTTCCGATACCCATGCCGGAAAGCTCATGTGGTCACTCCTAGTCAGCGTTAAAAGGATTAACAGAGACACAGGAGGGATTACCATGTCTCAAGATTTAGACCAAATTCTCATCGAGCAATTCTTAAGTGAAGCTCACATCGAATTCCAATCAAAAGGCTTTTTGTTAGAGCAAGCTGTTCGCATGAAGACAGGAACAAAAGGAACCAGCGTTCACTTTCCTGTTTTTGGCAACGGAATTGCTAACCAAAAAGCACCACAGGATACCGTCACACCTTTGAACATTTCATCTAGAGATGTCTCAGTGACATTGGAAGATTGGTATGCAGCTGAATATGTAGACCGCTCTTTCAAAAACAAAATCGCTGTTAATGCAACAAGCGAATACTCACAAATTTGTGCGATGGCTTTGGCTCGTCGTTCAGATCAAATGGTCATCGACGCTGCAACAGCTGTGACTTATGCAGCCTCCCCAACATCAGCTCAGGGCACAGACATCGTGGCTGGCGGTACCGGGTTCACCTGGGACAAGTTCCGAGCAATGGTTAAAGCCCACAGAGCTAGAGCAGCCGGTGGCGACATCTATTGTGTGATGGATGCCGAAGCTGAAGAAGATTTGATTAACGAACAAGAGTTAACAAGCTCTGACTTTGTCAATCAAAAAGCCATTGCAGGCGACGGCTTAAACGGTATGACGATTATGGGCGTTCACTTCATTGTGTTGCCTGATATGCCAGAAGGTGGGTTGCCAAGCGGTGTTGCGTACAGCTGGAACAAAATGGCAATGGGTATGGCAATGTCTGAAAAACTTGGCGGCGACATCAGCTGGGAAAACAAACACGCATCCTATCTAGTGAACATGTGGTTAGAAGCTAACGCTGTCAACATCGACCCACTCGGCTCTGTTCGCGTCAACTTTGTTTAAGGGAGTAAACAATTATGGCTTTTGATATTAAATACATGCAGAAAGTAAGTGCAGGCGAAGCAAGCGATGGCTTGAACGTTTGGTCTTACAATGGAACTGCGACTGGTTCTAACGAAGCTCAAGCAACCATTGCTGGCTCTGGATATCTCAATAACTTCCAGTCTAGTGTTGCAAGCGCAACTGGCCCCTTGAAAGTGGGTGACAGTATTTTCTTAAATGGAAATGACACCAACGCTCATGTTGCCGTGACTGCTGTAACACCTAACGTGACAGTTGCCGCATTCTAATAAAGCGTAAACTTCCTCAACCCTTGGGGGCATCACCGCCCCCTTTTCTTAGGGAGAAACGATGCCAATCACTATCGCATCAGCTCAAACTGACATTGAAATAATCAATCAAGCTATCATGTTGTGCGGGCGAACGAGCATTGTTTCTGTCCAAACCAATGATAAATTCTCAACAGATGCTGCAGCGTTCTACGGTTCGCTGGTTCAATCAGAGCTTTCATCTAATCGATGGCGCTTTGCATTAAAGTACGCAGACATGGGAACACTTACAACGCTGACCCCAGAGTTTGAGGGTTGGCAATTCTACTGGGATTTACCAGGAGATTTGTTGATGCTGCATCGCATTGACCCTTGGGTAAATTACACTGTGTTCGGCGAGCGTGTTCTAACAACAACCAACGAAGGTCTTACTGCCATATACTCTCAATCCGTTCCGGTTTCAAAATGGCCAGAAGCTTTCAAGATGTATATCATCTATGCGTTGGCAGACATGCTTGCCATCTCTGTTACAACATCTAACCAGCTGCTTGGAAGAATTAGGGATGGGCTGCAAACCTGGCAAGCTCGAGCACTGTTTGCCGATGGGCAGAACTCACCAAACCGCACACTACGCAGCAGCCCTTGGGTGAACGCAAGATTCAAATGGGGTAACGGCAACAGAAACTATTGGAGTAGATAGTGGCGTATCAATCAACATCGAATGTCTTTAATCGGGGCGAATTAGACCCGAGCCTTTATGCCAGAATCGATCTGCCAATCTACAACAAAGGTTGCCGCAAGCTCAGGAACATGATGCCGCTTTGGACGGGTGCCGCGCGAGTTGCACCGGGGACAAAGTACGTTGATGTTATCGTTGACCGCACCAATTCTAATGCGCCTATCACAGATTACACGCAAGTCATCGGCGCAGACTTTCAATACGATGCTGACAATGACTTGGTTTACACAGTAATTTTCAGACCGGACACCACAAGCACCGTTGCAATAGATAGTTATGACACTACCACACTGCTTGCATCTACACCGGCAGCTATGTACACTGTTGCTAATGTGAAGGATTTGCATTTCGTGCCTGGGCAGCACAGGTTGTTAGTACTCCTCGGTTCTGTCCAGCCGCAGCAAGTTCAACGCGGGGCAACCCCGGCGACGTGGACCATTGGCAATTTTGCTATCTCCGTGAAGCCGACCTATGATTTCACTGTCGTTGGGGGAACCCAATACCGCGTTGCAGGCTTCACTTTTACGCCCGCAGCTACAACCGGAACCGGTATCAATCTTACCGCCTCGGGTGCAATCTTTACCAATAATCATGTTGGCGGATTGTTCCAAGGCAATGGTGGCACCATGCGTATCACCAGTATCACCTCGACCACCGTGGCTGTCGGCACCATTACAGCAGCCTTCGCCTCAACCGCAGCAATCGCGGGAACCAGTTCAATCTTAACAGAAGTTATGTGGACATCGGGCGGCGGCGTTCCAGCAGGGGCAGACAGGGGGTGGCCAGAGCGTGGAAGATATTATACAAATCGTTTGGTATTGGGTCGCAGTCCAGCCATTCCTAACTTTCTTGCCTTTTCAGTTGCAGGCGTCTTTGATAACTTTGATGACGAAACCGCAGATGCAACATCTGGATTCAACGTGGGATTTAATGGAACCGGCGCATCGAATATCCAGACCATACTTTCTCATGACTCGTTCGTCGTCCTAACAAGCAACCAAGTCTTTGCGCAATCACCGCTTGTTGAAAATGCTATTAGCCCTGGCAATTTTTATGCACCACCAAACTGTCAGTCTCCCGCTTCTGAAACAGAAGCTGTCGTCATCGACAACAGAATATTCCACGCATCGCTCAACAAAACACAGATAATGCACATTGGTTATGAAACGCAATCAGCAAAATACGTGGCACAACCAGCAACTTTGTTAAGCTCTCATTTGGTTGAATCTATCAGCAGCAATGGAACCTGGGAACCCAACAACGTTCAAGCGAGATTATATCTGGCAACTCAAGACAACGGTTCAATGTTAATGCTAAACACATTAATGGAAGAAGCGGTAATGGGTTGGTCACTTCGCACAACGCCTGGAAAATTCAGGCAAGTTATTGCTGACTCTTGCCAAGCCTCCAGCATTGTGGAACGTCAAGTTTCCAATTTGGCATCGGGTGGGACGGACGCATTAGATTATTTATGGATTTCTGACAGCACGTTTGCGGCATTTGATTTGTTAGACCAAGGCGCTGCAACGAATGCAATCTTTACTGAAAATAACAACTACTTGGTTGTTGCTCATCCTATGCCTTGGCGCAAGATGACCTTTACACTGGGGACAGTATCAAGCGCAAACTTGGCATTAACATTTGAATATTTAAATGCTAATGGCCAATGGGAAACCTTCACCCCCACTGATGCAACTACCGGTATGACAGTTAATGGCGCAATTAGCTGGACATTTGCAGATGTTGCCGGCTGGGTTCCAAAAGATTTGAATCTATCAGGGACTCAGTACGACCAATTGTTTTGGCTTAGAATTCAAAGAACAGAAGCAACCGTTGTTACAACGCCTGAGTTTACCAGCGTTATTAGCGACTTGGAAACCAGGCTCTATCTAGAGAGGTTTGACTTTGAAACGTACACTGATGCCACATCTAACACATCATCAAATGCAACGGGCGCTGTCACAGGCCTTACCCATTTGGCGGGCCACCAGGTATACGCCATTGCAAATGGTGTCACCACCGGACCGTTCTTTGTTGATGAGACTGGGGCGACGAACGTTGGGAAAGAATACAGCAGTGTAGATATTGGAATCTTTGTTAAGCCCATCTTACAGCCAATGCCGGTTTATACACCAACGCAGGAAGGTGATAATCTTTATCAAGAGAAATACATTCGTGATGTTTATTTAGACTATGTTGACTCACTGTACATGACGGTTGATGACCAGCCAGTTCCCCTGGTAAATGCAGGGGCTTATACCTTAGGACAAACTGTGCCGCCACAAACCGGTGTGCACATCTTCCATACCCGGCCTACTTGGGACCCCAGAGAAACCGTGACCGTTAGTCAGGCATTACCTGGACCCATGACAGTAATTGGTATTGGATACCACGTGGAGATAACATAATGGGTGCAACAGGTGGCGCAGCATTTAACGTACTATCAACAGCAGCTGGCACAGTTCTGGGAGGTCCAGCAGGTGCAGCCATTGGTTCAACGATTGGCGCAATAGGCCAAGGCGTTTTTGAGCGTAAAGAGCAGCGGGGTTTGGCGCAGGCTGAGCAGCAGATGCTCGACACTCAAGTCATGATGAATCAGGCGCAACGAGAGATTGTAGGCGCTGAACAGCAAGCAGCACAAGCTGTGGCCTTTCGAAAAGCCATCGCCCAGCAAGCAGCAAGGGCCTCCATTCGTGGCGGTGGTGGCAGTCTTGTTCGGCAGTTTGGCGCAGAAAGTCTCAGTAATTTCCAGCAATCTCAAGAAGCTTTGCAGCGTGGCGTTAGGCTGGGTGAACTGGAAAGCAGAATGCAGTTTGCTCAGAATCGATTGGTAGCTTTTGGGCAGAAGCGGAAGGCGGACACAGGCTTCCTGGATACTGCGCTAAAGGGCATCAATTTCAGTAAGTTAACAGGGGGCTTTGATGGCAAATGAATTAGATGTCATTGGATTTAACGTAACGACCCCCACCACCACCTTTGGCGGCCCAGGCTCCACAAGAGGTATTAACCAATTAAGAGAGTCTTCCACCCAGCTCAGCCAACTCCTTAGCGAAAAGATTCAAGCGTTTCAAGTTGACCAAGCAATCAAGCAAGGTCAAGAAGATGCCATGTCAGGCAAGCAACCCAAGACATTGGCCCCTTCTGGACTTAACGCCGTCACCAATGCTTATAACCAATCGGTTATTAAGCGCACCGGCGAGATGTTTGAGCAGGATTATACAGCTGCCAAAGAAGGTTTAGACGAAGCACTGGCCACTGGAAACACTGAAGGCGTCAAACAATATGGCCAAGCCTTAGACAATATGATTGACTGGTATGGCGAGCGTCATCCAGATATTCGAATGGCAGCCAGAGGCCTTAAGAAACAATTGGCAGAGGATGTCCTGGTCGGCAAATATGTTGGCGCTTATGCTCAGCTTGGGTCAGATACCTCAGCAGCCAACACTTATCTGGCTGAATTTGTCAGCAACCCTCCCGCTGATTTAACCGTGGCCCAGCAACAGAAAGCTGCCAAGAAGATGTGGGATGTCAGAAATACTCAGTCTCATTTGCAGTCTCAAGCTCAAGCAGAACAGCTGGCTTTATACAAAAACAGCATGGTCCAAGGTGTTTACCCGTCTACCAATGAAATTAATAATGACCCCGTCTTGTCTGACCTTCAAAAGATTGAGCTGGATACCCAAGCAAGAAAACTTGAGGCTGAAGCTTTGGCTCTTCAGGCAAAGATTGTGGATGCTCAAAAACAAATCTTTGTTGGCAATAGTGCGGGCGTTGACTCTAATACCATCAACAAAATGTACAATATGGCCAACAGTGCGCAGCAGGCAAAGACAGATGTTCCACCTAGTATGGTTGAGATTGCTGCAAACATGTTGGGCCAAACCAAGTATCCCGTCAGTGGGGTAGAGTGGCTGCCTGTGGATAGAAACATTAAAGCGTTTGATTCCATTTTGTCCACCAATATTGCAAGCGGAGACCCATCCAGGCAAGCTGAGGCAATGCGTGCAATCATGTATCTTGACGAACAAGATGCATCACATATGTACCACTTGTCCGGCAAGGAGCAACAGTTTGCATCAGTTGCCAAAGAAATCTTAAAGCCCAGTGACCTGCCCTACGAAGAGGCATTGAAGGGTGTGCACAAATCTGTGTATGAAGCAGATGAACTGGAGGCTAGACGTCGGCGCGACAGGTATGACAAAGTTATTAGTGGAACCATAGACAAGAAATTCAAAGAGGCATTTGGCGAAAGGGTTGACCGCAAAGGGGCCTACCCAGAGAATGACCTTGCCCGTGAATATTTTCGTAAGACATACGAGATGAATTATATAGGCACTGGTAGCGAGCTTGGCGCTTTGGACGCCACCACCAAACAAATGCAAGGCTGGGGTGAGTCTGAGTATTTCCGAAATGGTGCGATAGGATTTGCCCCACCTGAAAAAGCTTTCCAGCAATTTAATTTGTTCCCCGCAATGTTTCGTAATCAGTTAACCTTTGCAGTTCAAGGGCTTATTGATTCTAATGCTGAAGCTCGAAAGAATGGATTTCTTTTCCCTGAAATAACATGGGATGTTGAGCCGTCAAGCGCGTTCAAGCGTGGCGCATACAGTGAAAAGAACCTTGTTAAGAATTCATTTATCTCAGGCGTTCCAAGGATTAAGGTTGATGATCATCAGACAGAGGTTCATCTTGTTTCTGGCCCTGACATATTTATTGAGGGTGCCTCTTCCCCAACCTGGCAAATGTTCTATGTTACCCGATACGGGGAGGAGCTGCCCCTTGGATCGCTTACACTTGACCCCAAAAAAGGCTCATTTACCGCTAGGCCCGTTGAAGATTTCGCGCCTTCGTATGCCATGGGTCTTGAGGTCGACGCGCTCGATGAAGCGGAAAGAGCTGCTCTTAAAGCCCAAGAAAAAGTAACCTCTAAGCTTTCTCGTCAAACTTCATTTGAAACCATGGAGCGTTTGCTGAGTTCGGCAGGTGAAGTCGAGACTGCTGAAGAGCGTCAAGAGTTGAACATAGATATAATGGAAGAGATCTTGGAAGAAGAGAGACGAAACAATGAGTGACCTTCTTGGCGAAGACATTGAGCAAGACCCACGCTCTTTGAGAGGAAAAGCTGGCAGCATCCCAGAGCCAAGACGTAGACCATCTAACTTGATGTTTGAGCCTGAAGATATGAAAGGCAGTCTCTTTGGCGCAACCTTTAGGCGATATAACACTGTTGGTAATTTGCTTGGCATGTTTGAGGACTCGCCGTTTCAGCCAGATATTATTGCCGAGCCGGGCTTTAATCCTTTAAAAGTTGTGCCAGAACATAATCTTGAATACAGTTCGATGTACGTGAATGCAAGAAGCCAGGCACAAGTTGACGCGGTCACAAGCCGGATTGATGATTTGCGCAGAGACCAAATATTGATAGACCAACACCCCTGGAAGTCATTTGGTGCTGGAGTTATTACAGGAATTCCGGACCCCGTGAATTGGCTGCCTGGGGGCGCACTGTTCAAAAATTATCAAAGAGCGTCCAAGACTGCAAGAGCAGCTGCCGGGGCTGCTGTGGCTGGCATGGGTTCCGCTTTGATGGCTGAGGTTGTTGCTCATCAAACTGAGCAGTTAACCAACACCGAAGAATCATTGCATAATATTGTTGCTGCTGGGATCTTGGGGGGCGCACTAGGTGGCGGAGTTTCATCTGTCTCAAGGAGACTCAAATACGGCAGGCTAACCAAAGAGCGTAACGCCAAGTACTCTGCAATTGAAAATGCTAGAGAGGATATTGTAGATGTCCTGTCTGGCAAGCAGCCACCACTGAACGAGCTGGGCGTTCTGCCTGAGGCTGAGTTAAGCAGGATTGAGAGTCCTTTGCTTAAGAAGATTGTCAGCTTTAACCCGCTTAACCGATTGGTTAACTCTGAGTTTGAGACGGCGAGAAGAGTGGCCCCCTTTATCTTTGATAACAACTATCGGCCACCAGCTGGAGAGATTGCCAAAGAGGTCCCCCAGTCTATTGAGTTTGCAATCAGGTCTACAATGAAAAAGGGTGCCTTTGCCATCACGCAAGCACAGGACGCATACTTTGAAATGGCTGGAGTTTCCAGAGGGATAGGCGAAAGAGCTCGAGCCAAGTTTGCCGGGGTTGAGATGACCTTAGGGCAGTTCAGTGAGGCAGCATCTGATGTTATAACCACTCAGGTCCCACACCGTGTAGAGCAAGTCAACAAAGCAGCCAAGATTTTAGAGCAGCATATCTATGAGCCATTCAGGCAGCGCTTAGTTAAAGCTGGCATCTTGGATGAGAATTCAACCGTTCAAAACGCAATGGCTTATTTCCCTATCATCTACAACAAACAAAAAATAATAGAGTCAGGCCCTAGGGGGGAACCATTTCAGCGACTCAAGAACCATTACACCAACATCGCTCAGCAGATTAAAGCGTTCAAAGATAGTGCTTTCTATAAAGAGAACCGAGCTGCCAAGAAAGAAGCAAGCCAGGCCCTCACCATTGCAAAGAAACAGTTGAAGGCTACGACGGCTGAGATGAACCGGGCCAGGGCAGGCCTCAGAAAGCGCACTGGAATCCCTTCATCACTCACCAGCGTTAAAGTTAACTCGGACATTTCAAAACTCGAGAAGCAAATCACATCTTCAAAGAAATTGATTTCAAGAAACGAATCCTTGATAAGCAAAGCCAAAGAGTCTTTATCAAGAGAGCTGACAAAGATAGAAACTGATTCAAAGCTCAATGTTAAGTCGCTTCAGAAAGAAGAGCTTCGCCTTCAAGAAAAAATTAAACTCTTGCAGAAGTCTAATCAGGTTTTAGAGCAGAGACACAAGCAGCTCAAGACACCGAAAGCCAGACAGAACCTAGAGCTTAAAGCTCGCAAAACCTTGTCTGAGATAGAAGAATTGAAAGGTTCTGTTTCGAAAATCTCTAACCAGATCAAGAACACAAAAAGTGAATCTATTAGACGGTCGCGCCAGCTAAGCCGTGAAGCCAAGAACCAAATTAGTTTATTTGAGAAGCAGGCGAGTGACACCAAGAAGTCCATCAAAGTTGATGAGGCGGAGGTTAGGACGCACCGCGAAAGATTGAATCATATTGAAGCGCGAGAGAATGTTGCAGCACTAGAGGGAAAGCGCAAATCAATATTGGAAAATGTTGAAAACTCCAGGAAGATTGTAGACCAGCTTGAGTCCACCTTAGAGGAAGCCACCCACCCAGACTGGATAAACCCCAACACTGACAAGATGCACCATCTTCCAAATCAAGAGATGATCGACTCCTATGTTGATAGCATTCTGGATGCCGTCAAAGGATCTACAAACGGCATCACCGAAGCAGACACTAGGCGGTCACTTCAAGCATTGTCAGGCAAAGGCTTAAGCCGAAGAACTGTCAGCATAGATCAAATGGCCATGAAGGATTACCACCTCAGAGATGTTTTCAAAGTTAGCGAGATACATGTTAAAACAATGGCACCCATTCTTGAGCTAACAGAAGCAGCTCAACGCCAAGGCTTTAAAACATTTGCCGACATGGAGAACGCTATCTACTCTGGGCTGGAAAAAGAGTTCAAGCAGATGGCTCAAGGCAAGACGGGGAAAGCAGCTGACAAGATTAACAAATCCTACAACTCGGTTAAGTCAGACATTAAAGCGTCGTTTGATTTGCTAAAAGGCGTCTACAGCTCAAATAACAGCACCTTGAATCCAAGCGCAGCCAACTTTGTGAGAAGCCTGAAACTGTGGAATGCCATTAGAATGTTGGGCGGGGTTGTTCTTTCAAGCATCTCAGATATCGGGAACATAGTGTTCTCTGGCAATGGGCTTGGCAGAACAGTCTACCATGGGTTTGGGAAGTCGTTTTCCCACGCCAGAAATATGGCTAAGCGTGACCTGAAGGCCGTCCATTATGCTTGCGAGACACAACTTGGAACACTGTCGAGAATGTTTTTAGAGTCTGAAGGGTTAAGCACGCAGCAGGGGATATTCTCTAAAACGCTTAGCGCAGTCTCAGACAGTTACGGGAACTTCTCTCTCATTAATTACTGGAATGACTGGATGCAAACTATGATGGGGCACACAACCATCTCTGTTTACCTGGATGCCATTCACGCAGGCGAGAAGATTAAAGCAAAGGACGCAAGACGTTTAGCCTCTTTCGGTCTCTCCAAAGAAGACATCAACATTATTCGAGAAAAGACCCAGGGCAATGTAGACACAACTGGTGCCAGATATGCAGACTGGACCAACTGGAAAGTTAATACCCCCGAAGAAGCCAGAGCACTTAAGAGATTCCAAAATGCAATTGGCTCAGAGATAGATAACGCTATCATTATGCCGAGCAGAGGCGACAAACCATTACATGCCAATGACCCGTTAATCTCTTTGGTCTACCAATTCAAAGCATATGCAATGTCCATGACAAACAAAGTGCTTATTAATGCAGGGCAAAGGAAAGGAGAAGCAGAGGTCTACACCGGGATACTTAGCATGGTTGCTCTCGGCGGGCTAAGCTATGTCGCATCCACACTTGCAGCGGGACGAGAAGTTCCCGATGACCCAGCCGAATTCATTGAGAACGCCATAGACCGAAGCGGTGTGTTAGGCGTTGTCATGGAAGCGTGGAACATTGGCAAGAAAGTTGGGATTATTCCAGGGGCAACCTCAAGCAGATACAACTCAAGGGATGTGATGGGCGCGCTCTTTGGCCCATCAGTTGGAACCATTAGCGAGCTTGCAGGTATTACATCAAGACTTTCCGGACTCACTGGAAATGAACTAGGATTAGGTGAGAAAGAACCAGCAAACTTTTCAACGCAAGACGTAGAAGCACTTATCAAATTGCTGCCCTACCAGAACCTCTTCTATATTAGAAAGGTATTAAGGCATTTGCTAAGCGAAGGTGCCGTCTCACTTGGCGCAGAAGACAGAAGACAATAGGGAAATTACTTCATGGCAAGCATTCAAATCAACGACGTTGACCAACGCGTACAATACACCGCGACGGCGGGGCAGACTATATTCCCTGTGCCGTTTGTCTTTCTAGCAGATGTGGACATTGTCGTGTACCACACAGTGTTTAGTACCGGCATCACTACCAAGCTAGTGCTCACAACCAACTACACCCTCACCGGGGCAGGCACAGCGTCAGGTGGCACAATGACCCTGGTTGTCGGTGCTGCTGTTAACGATGTCATCACCATCCTGGGTGAGACAGCAATTGATAGAACCACCATCTATTCGCCAGTTATATCAGCATTAACCGGAGATGATTTAAACACTGATGCGAACAGGGAAATTATCATTTCCAAACAACTTGAGACAACGCAGGACTTATTGCAATTGCAATACGCACCTTATGCTGAAGTCTCCCAGAGTGTTAGCGTCACAACTGACCGCTGGCTACCAAGACTGCAGGCTGAGCAAACATGGCAAATGAATGTTGCCGGGACTGAGATTATTGCCGTTGCTGCACCACCGGTTTCAATTGGTTTAAACGCACCGATTACAACGGACAACATATTGCTAAAAACTGATTTACCGGCCGGCACAAACATCTTGCAAGAGACAGGTATTTCAGTTACTGACACCAACGACATCAGCGGTGTTGGGAATCTCACAGCGCAAAACATTACCTTAACAACAAACGCCATTAATGTAACCGGGCCTTTGGCTATTACCCCAACGGGCACACTTACTTTAAACTCTGGCAGCACCATTAACCTTGTGCCAACCACCACGCTTCAAATCAACAGCGCAAACTTTGCGTCAGAAAGCGGGGGCACAGTTACCCTGACAAATACAGCATTTGACGCAAACGGAACCGGTAACTCTTTGGCCAATGTTCAGGTTGCAGACTTTGCTAATGCAACAGCGGGTGAACTGATCAGCTGGACAGCAGGGGGTGTGCCAACCACGATTGCACCTGGAACCGCAACGCATGTTTTAACAAGCAATGGTGCTGGCTCTCTTCCGACCTATCAGGCGATACCAGCCGGAGGTATTAATGAATTCAAAAACTCTGTGGTCGCAGCGAGTACCGTAGCTTACACCGCCAGCTACAACAATGGAACGCTGGGTGTTGGGGCAACACTGACAAACACTGCGGCTTTTGCAGCATTCTCGATTGACGGTTACACACCAACCGGGGGTGACAGGGTTTTAATTAAAGACCAAGCAGCGGCGGCTCAAAACGGAATCTATACCGTGACAATCGTGGGTGACGGCGTGACGGCTTGGGTCTTAACACGCGCAACAGACTTTGATGAAACCTTAGAAATGACAGCAGGTTCACTGGTCCCCGTTGAAAACAATGGAACAGACAATCCCCTAACGTCCTGGATGCTAGACGGCACTGTGACAACAGTTGGTACAACGGCTGTTGATTTCACGCAGTTTACATACAATTATACTTTTCCCCAGTTAATTGCAGGCGACCCAGGAACAGAGGGGACCGGGATTAATATCGCTGGAACAACTTATGACTCAGCGTTAAAAGTTTCTGACCTGGGCGGGACAAACCAAGCACAGTTTATCCTGCATCGCCATAGCACAACGCTACCCCCGCTGCTCGTCGGTTCAAGAAGCAACTCAAACGACGAAACGCACGCAATTGTCACAGACGGTCAAGAACTATTAACCCTGGCAGGCGTTGGCTGGGATGGCACAAACTATGAAATCGGTGCGCGCATAGGCTTCGAAGTCGACGGCACTCCCGGGGTCAACGATATGCCCAGCAGAATTGTGTTTGAAGTTTCCCCGGACGGGTCGGCAACACCAGCTGAGGCTATGAGGATATCACAGGACAGAACAACGCTTGTCTCTGGAACGCTTGATATAGACCATACTGCAACAATCAGC